CCATACCTAGGCACGGTCTCGCCTTGAAATCCTCGACGTACTGGCAAACACTGCGATTGTTCTGCTCTCGCCTATCACCGTATTTCGCACCTGATGTCAATCCTGATTCGATGACGCTTCCAACTAACTCATCACGTTCTGCCCGCATCTCTTCCTCCGGAAATCTGAACTTGAGCGCTATGCGCCTGATTAGCCTGTCAGTCATTTGCGCTGAGCCATACTCACCCAGCAGCCCATGGCGCTTGATCTTGATCCTCGTCACCACCCGTGGCAAGCCACTTCTGACTGTGCTGTACCGATCATGGCTATACCATATGCCGAACCCGCCTGCCACTTCGGGCACCGACATCGCACGCCAGAACTTTGTCGTGACTCTGTCAACGTTCAAATGGGTCATTATCATCGCCTTGGTGATTGCTCTAGCTGCTGCCACATCAGCTTTCCTACACACCATGCTCTGATGGGACTCTGCTGCACTCTTCAGCATCTCCTCGATTGTTAGCGCTGTCGCCCCTTGAGGTTCGCGCGCGACCAACGACCCTATACGCCTGGCCAGTGACCCGTGATAACCATTCTTGGTTACGAGGCACCTCTCGTGCTCGCTGTGACCTGGTTCCACGTGATCCTTGGTTGGCTCCATTTTCATGCCAGCCTGCTCCGCTCTCCGCAACAATAAGATTGCTTCAACCCATGATGAAACGAACCCATTCAAATCATCACCTTTGAAGAATAACCACGCTACTGAGATCAGACCAGCCTGTGCAAGCGACTCGGCGGCATACATGGCCAGTGAACCTAACAACGTAGTGTTCACCAGCTGCGTTACCGCTTCCCCGCTGAATAGTGTATGATGCACGTCGAACTCTGCACCCGCACAGTTCACGCCGTCCTCTTTACCTAACTTGACACGCCGCACCCGCAAAGAGTCCAAGTACTTTGCGATGGCGCGTTGCAAGTCATTGTAAGCTTCTGGCGCCGCGCCCGACTCCTTCGTCAAGCGACAAACATCATACACAATTTCCATATCTTTGTAGTTGTGCGCCTCATTGAAGGCCTTTCCGTCACAATTCATACCGATTAATCCAAGCGTCACCTTGGCCAGCACGGCTAGCTTAACCCCAACCGCACCGATCAGGTCATGACCCATGTCAACTCCTGAAACCGCTTGGAATGCTTGATACATGTGATCCATGATGTACAATCCTAGCTTTGTATAATTGTAACTCGAAGGATAGAGGTAACGCACTTTGCCCACCTCATACTTCAAGAAGGCACTGACGACCCAAATTCCAAACAAGACGAAATCCAAGCAGGGATCCAATTCCCCGCGCAAACGCTTGTTCCCAGACAATCTGGCCCCACCCGCCTCTGGTAGACCGCAAACATTGGCCACCTGATTCAGCAGTGGTGCATTGCGCATGCTGCACGATCCACCAGGCATTTTCAACCACAGATTATCATTGAACTCAGCCCACGTCTCCGGTGATCTGAGCATCCCTGTGGATGACAATAATGAGCGCCACTTCGT